AGAAGACTATGCTTTCCAATATTCTTGGTTGCCCAGTTATCTCGAAAGAAAATGTTGTTGCTGTTGAGAAGTTTGACAAGACTACAGGTGAAGTAGAACAGTCTCAAATCAGATCGTTTAATCCAAACACTATTGTACTTGTTCCTGACGGACAGATTGGTACTATTAAATCGGCTCAACCCGTATTGCTTGGTAGTGTAACAAACGGTGAAATTGCATCATTTGACGATGGTAGAACTTTATTGAGACGTTATTACGATATTCGTACTAACAGACAGTATATCCAGTCGGATAATGCTAGCTTGGCTATACCTACCTCTGCTCAAAAAATGTTTAGATTAATATTTGCTTAATATATATGATTCTAAGTGTAAACATAATAGGTAATGGTAATGTTAGTGGCGGTGGTAGTTACGCAAGTGGCTCTGCCGTCACCCTGAAAGCTGCTCCTATTGCAGGATGGACTTTTAAGGATTTTGTTATTGATGGCACATCTTATGCCTCAAATCCATATTCTTTAACTGTCGGAGCTTCCGATTTATCCGTATCTGCTACTTTTTATGTTTCATTTGAGGATTATTTAAAAGGCATATTAGCTTTTGATATAACAGAACAAGCACTAAATAGCATCCGCATAAAGCGCAATATCGACTTTGGCACAGACGTTAAAACATTAATAATTAGAACGCTCGAGTTAGCTCAAGCCGATGCGCTTATGTGGTACGCTACTTTACCTAGTTCTAAAACTGGAGCAAAAGATTCAGATGGCGGTTGGTCGCATCAAGAAGCTACTGTTTCTATTTCGTCAGAGGATAGGAAAGCTTTTAGAAGTCAGGCTATGGCTATTTACCGTAAATGGGGAGAATCAAATGGATTAGGGACTTTTAAAATAGTAAACCTATGATAGAGAACCCTAGATTCCCGCATACAGTAGAGATATATAGGGCATCTAGCTTAAATGATGAACCCGTATTTGACGATGATGGTAACGAAGTTACGCCTATTGTTTTTACTAGTGCTTGTGGTTTAAGAACTGTTAACAAATATGCTGATATTAATGCAAAGGTCATTGAAGCTGATTACAAGCTAGCTCTTCCTAGTCATACGTTTATTATAAAGATTGGAGACACGCTAAAGTTTACAAACGGTATCAACGGTCAAATAATAAACGGTACTGTAAAAGAGGGACAGCCTACTAATTTTGGTTATAATTTATATTTCAATAGAACGGGAACATGATGGATATAGGTAAGCAGTTTGATATGGGCATACAAAAAGCCAACTCTATTATTTACAATAATCAGTTAAATAGTTTAGTTGCTTATTGCAGGAAGCTAGTTAACGAGATATTGCCAAAACAAAGAGAATATAAAAATCAAACTGGTAATACCGTAACATCTTATTCATTTGGTATTTATTACGGAGGTCGTATCGTTTATATAGGTTCTAATGAACTAAAAGACCCTGTAAGAGCTAAGTTACAAAAAGGAGAGAAGTGGAGCGGTGTAAACTATGATGGACTAGAAACAGATTTGTATGGTACTATAGATACCGATGGTGGATATGGTGAAAATACTGCTAAAAGTTTTCTGAACTCATATAAGCCGACGACTAAAAGTTTTGCGGTGGTTATCACTACTGGTACTGAATACTCTTCTTATTTGGAAAACAAGCACCATTTGAATGTGTTATCCGATTCTTTTGAAACAGTAAGTTCAGATTTACTAAACAGCTTTATACCAATAAAATAATGCTACATACTAATTACGATATTAATAAGATAGAGACGGAGTTAAAGACAGTCGTAAAGAATGCGGGTCTTTCGCTTAATGTATATACGGGAGACAGACCATCTATCGTTGACAACACTCTAAATGAATTAGTAGTCGTAAGTGTAGTATCTACTTTATCTGATATGATGGCTTACGGAAGATGTATTTGCGCCATTGATATGTTTTCAAAGGACTTGTCTAATGGATGTAAAAACGGAGTTAAGCTATCAATAATGACACAGAAAGCGGTAAGTATGTTACCAATTAATAGTGTCAACTATGTATTTTCAAACGAAGCGAATGTGATTCCACTAGGTAGCGATGGTTATGGCTATCATGTAGAACGCATACAATTTACAACTTTTATAAAAACAACTTAAAATTAAATAATTATGCCTGCAACATTAACAGATGCTATGAAGTCGGACTTACACTTAGGTAATGCCGAACTAAAGATTGCTTTGTGGTCTGACACAGCTCTTACCGCAACTACCTTTACTGATGCTGATAGTATTTTTACCGTAAAAGATACTCTTGCTATTACAGAGGGAACACCTACTTATACTAGCCTAAAGCTAGACCAATTGAATGAAACCTATGCAGCTCCTTTGACTGATAAAGGTGATAGTACTATCGCAGCTACTATTCCGTTTAATGCAATGGAATTGTTTGATTACTTCTATACTGCTGCTGGAGTTCAACCTACAGCATCAGAGGCTACTCCTTTAGTTATTGACGGAGAATCTTATAAAGAGGCTAAAGCATTCAAGTTTAGCGACAAGGTTGTTAAGGCTAGGGTTTATATAAGAAGCAAGAGCGGTAATACTGCTATCGTTTTGATGAATGTAAACTTAGCTGTTAGTATCGCATACAGCAACGTCTCTTCTACTCCTCTCGGTCTTGCACTATCGGGAAGTATTATGGAAGACGGTGCACGTGGTTCTATCGTGGTACTAAAGGGATAGTCACTACTTTTATTTTAATCCTATAAAGGGGGTGGGGGTTACACTCCATTCCCTTTGTTTTTAATTATTCATCCGACACAGATTATGAAGAAACCTACAGTAGACGATCAAAAACGTCTAATTGAAATTGACAATCAGAAATACGAGGTTGTAAACATCCCACGTACTAATAAAAAAGTAAAAGTAGGATGGATGAAGCCTCATACCTTTGAATGCGTATCAAAGTTAATGCTAGACAGTGGATTTGAGGATAACAGGGAATATGTTCCAGTAAACGATAAAGAGATTAAACGATATTCAACCTTTGTTAGCAAATATGCGGCATTAGTTATATTAAATGGTATTAAAATTAATTTATTTTATCATATATATTGGAGGTGGCTATATTACGTAAAAGGGTATGACTTTAATCAGTTGATGCCAGTGATATTAGCATCTAAAAAAAAAGCACCATCGGCAGGATTTCAGATAGCTTTCTTATCGGGAAAACAGATGGTGATAACAAACATGACGATGACGGAGAAGGAACAGAAATTATTCCAGAACGTACTTATGTCGGAGTTCGGTGTGCCTTTGGAAAACAGTTCCCTTGGGCAATAGAGCCGCTAAAGCTATTTGGTGGACTTATCATTATCCCTGAATACATATACCGTTATAAGCTATCTATGGCAAAGATACAGCTAATGTCTATGGATGTTTCAAGGATAGAATACGATAAGAATGATAAAAAAGATAAGTCTTCTGGGAATACTAAGGTAGACCAAAGAGCCATTGACTTAAATGCTGAATCGGTTAAAAAGCATAAGCAAAGACTTGCTAAACAAAAGATTGAGGAAGCTATACCAATTGATATTACAGACAAATTTAACAATATATAACTATGCCAAAAATAGGAACACTTTTTTATGATATAAATGGTAACGATAATCTAAAAAAGATATTAGAGGAAGATAAAAAGAGAGCCTTAGAACTGCAAAGGGTTCTAAAAGAAACTAATGCCATAATGGGCAAAATCGACCTAAGACAGCTTAAACAGTATAGTTCTATAATTGCTAAATCACAGATAGATTCCGCTAGGTTAGCTAGCATTAATCGCAAGTCTGATGACGAATCTATTATAAGGCAGCAAAGATTACAAACAGAAATAGAGCGCACGAACGCAGCGCACCAAAGATACATAAACGCAACTGTTAGCGGTCATAAAAAGATAAATAGTAGCATCGGACTTACTAACAAAACACTATTCTCGCAGCAAAACTTAATGACGCAGCTAAGTCAAGCTGCTGGCATCTATTTCTCTGTTTATCAGGTAGGTAGCTTTATCCGTTCTTTATATACTGTTAGTGGTGAGTTTGAGAAACAAAAGGTTTCACTTGGAGCTATATTACAGAGTACCGAACAAGCGGGTGTATTATATGAAAGAATAAAAGATTTAGCCGTTAAATCTCCTTTCCAATTTAGCGAATTAATTAGTTATACCAAACAGCTTTCGGCATTTTCAGTACCCTACAATGAGCTTTTTGATACCACTAAAAGGCTTGCAGATGTTTCGGCAGGTCTTGGCGTTGATATGAATAGATTAGTTCTCGCATTCGGACAAGTTCGGTCAGCAAGCGTGCTTAGAGGTCAAGAATTACGACAGTTTACAGAAGCTGGTATCCCCCTTGTAGACGAGCTTGCAAAGAAGTTTACGAAGTTAACAGGTGAGGCGACAAGCGCAGGTGACGTTTTTGATAAAATTTCACGAAGGCAGGTTTCTTTTCAAATGGTAAAGGATATATTTACCGAGCTTACAAGTGAAGGCGGTAAGTTTTATAAGTTTCAAGAAATACAAGCAGAGTCTTTGGCTGGTAAGCTATCTAACTTAAAAGATAGTTATCAAATTATGTTATCTCAAATTGGGGAAGGAAATAGTGGCGTTATGAAAGATAGCGTTGAGTTGTTGACCACCATGATGAATAACTGGGAAAGTATTTCCAAAACCATCAAGTCGCTAGTGGTCGCTTACGGAACGTATAGAACCGTTATAATGCTTGTAAATGCTGCTGAAAAAGCAAATATAGCACTTACTGGTGCTCAAAGGGCTATGGACTTAATTAATCTCATACGTGCCTCTAAAGGTCTTACTGCCGCTACTTACGGTCAGGTGATAGCTCAAAGAACGTTAAATATGGTTATGTCTATAAACCCGTACGTTGCCATAGCCACTGCCATAGCTGCTTTAGTTGGTGGTCTAGTATTTTTTTCAGAAAAGACAAAAACGGCTACTGAAATTCAAAATGAGTTTAACAACTCTATTGCCGAACAGCAGCAAAAAATGGAGGATTTAAAAAATACCTCGCAGGGATATATAAAAACAGCTACCGATTTAAGTCTTTCTTATGCTAATAGAAAAAAGGCATTGGATAGTCTGCAAGGAATATTGCCTTCCGTTTTCAAGAACATGACGCTTGAAAAACTAGCTGCTATCGGACTTGCAGAAGCGTATAACATGGTAAATAAAGCCATAGATAATACCTCTATAAGCTCGGCTAAACTAAATTATCAGCAATCAACTAAGGCTGTTATTGAAGCCCAAAGAGAATTAGAATTAGCTATAAAAAGAGAAACACTAAACCAATTAAGGGGTGGTAGTGGCACTGGAACTATAGATGGTAAACCACAAAATGCTTCCCAATCTACTGCTAATAGCTATGCTAATCGTCTTGCAGAATCAAATGTAATCTTGGATGATTTAGGTTCAAAATTTGCAGGTAAGATTGCTTCACTACCAGCATTTAACTTTATGAAGTCAAAAGATAGACAAGCGTATGAGCAAGCACAGAAAAACTTTGTGACTGCTGTCCTTCGTAGAGAATCAGGAGCTTCTATTGCTCCAAGTGAATTTGGAACCGCGCGAGATATTTACTTCCCTAAACCAGGAGATTCAATGGCAACAGTTCTACAAAAAGCAAAAAGTAGAAATACTGTTATCAATAACTTCTTTAGAGAAGCAAATGTATTGAGACCAGTTCTTCCAGGTCAGGTAATATCTTCTGGAGGTAAAAAGTATAAGGTCGGATTAGACGGAGAAACACTTACACAAATATGAAAATATCAGACTTAAAAAATTATGAGGTAGTTGCAGGTGGAAATACTGGTATACCAACTACAAAAAAACCTGTTAAAAAAGGTTGAACAAGCTGCATTATCAGGTTATTCCCAAAAACAATCTGATCCTAACAATCTGATCCT